GCAGAAAAATTTGATGACTGGATTGATCTTGTTGCAGATGTGCAGGTTGCAGACCCAAAAGCCTAAAATCTTTAGGCGTTGATTCGCACCATTGGCTTATCGCTAATCTTGCAGTCGCAACGGGTATCGCCCCAAGTGTTCTAATGGAAGAAAGTGATCGCATGCTAAATACAATGCTGTTTGCGATTCAGTATCAAAGGGGCAGCAATGGCTGATGAAATTGTTTATAACGCTAAAGAAATAGTCAAGGCGTTGAACGCCCTTGAACCTGGATTGAAGAACGCAATGGTCAAGGAAATGCGTAAGATTTCACAGCCAACAATTCGTTTGATCAAAGAAGCAGTCCCTAGCGTTCAATCAATTCCTAGTGGTATGACTATTGGCAAAAATCCAAATAGTCGTTTGGCTTGGGGGGCAGGAATCAAGCCGGATGCAGTTGGCTTTTCTTTTAGAACTAAAGCTTCAAAAAAGTTTGCAGTTACTTCCCTTGCCAGACTTGTGGTGAAATCGCCTGCTACTGCTTTGGCTGATGTTGCAGGCAAAGGATCTGGAGTTCCAATTAGAAATGTAACCCGTCCTTATACTCGCAATGGAGAACAAAGAACCCACAGAATCACAACTCAAGGTTCATACCTTATTCAAGCGTTGAAGAAAAGGCGTGCAAATAACTTTGTTTATCCTGCAGTTGAGAAAAGTCTGCCTATGTTGAAGCAAGAGATAAAATTGATTCTTGAGAAGTATGCAGCCAAGGTGAACAGGAAACTCAACTAATGTCAGTAATAGTAAATCTATTATCAAAGTTTGACGATTCTGGAATCAAAAAAGCCAAAGGATCATTCGGTGGTTTGAAGAAAGCCATTGGAGCAATTGGAATTGGTATTGGTATTTCGCAAATCACTAATTTGTTGATGGAAAGTGCCAAGGCTGCTTCAGCAGATCAAAAATCTACCCAGTTGCTGAACACGCAATTGATTCGCAATGCAGGTGCAACTAAAGCTCAAATAAAGCAGTCAGATAAATTTATTGAGAAACTTTCCCTTCAAACGGGAATCATGGACGATGACCTACGCCCAAGTATGGGTAAGTTTGTGCGAGTTACTAAGGATGTCAATAAAGCTCAACAACTTCTTACTTTGTCTTTGGATGCTTCAGCAACTACTGGTAAGCCATTAGAAAAAGTCTCAAACGCAATTTCTCAAGCCTTTGTAGGAAATAAAACGCAACTTGAAAAGCTATTTCCGGCTTTGAAGAAAAGTAAAGATTTATTTGGTGATTTAGAAAAAATTGTTGGTGGGGCAGCAGTTCAACAGGCAGATCCGTTTAGCAAATTCAACAACAGCATGGACATCCTAAAAGAAAAACTAGGTAATTTAGTTTTGCCTTTGATTGAAGATTTTGTTTCAGAAATCACTAAGCCTGGGGGAGCTATTGAACAGATTGGAAGATTTTTTGAACAGGCTGCTGACCCTAAAACTGACATAGGTAAAGCCTTCAAATCTTTGAAAGAAAGTATCAAACTCACTTTTGAAAATTTACAGGCTTTGTTTGGTTTGATGGATCCTAATGGTGCAAATAACCCTACTGCAGGTTTTGCAAATTCTCTGCAAATGATTTCAGACACAATTGGCACAATAACTGATGGCTTAACAGTTACAGTTGCAACTTTTCAAAAAATTGGTGCAGGTGATTACAACGGTGCAATTGCTTTGCTCACTTCAGATATCGGTTTAGGTGCTGAATCCGTCAGGCGTGGAATCGGAGTGCAGGATACTCTCAACGCAATAAATGCTGAAACTATGGCAAAAGGTTTTGGAACAATTTACGCTGATGACAGTTCTGGTGCAAACAATGTAATTATTGGTGGAAAGCCCACAGGCAAACTTGGCACAGGAATTTTTGCGAATGGTAAAAATAATTTATCTTCAACCACAAATAACAACATAACTATTCAAGTGCAATCTGCAGATCCGAAAGCAGTTGTAGATGCTGTTACTAAGTATGCAAAGAACAATGGTGGTTTGCCTGCAGTATTCTTCCCAGGTGGAAAGAAGCCATAATGGCGTTGCCAACTTATCTTGTCTATTTGAGTTTTAGTTCTTCAGGAACAATTGATGTAACTAGTTATGTAACTAATGTTTCAATTGATCGTGGAAGCCCAAGAATTTTTGACGATACTCAAGTAGGTCAAGCTCAAATAAGTTTTATCAACAACGACAGAACTTTTGATCCATTCAATACTTCAAGCATTTTATACAACTCCATTGGTGGATATACGCTTGTGCAACCTAATGCCAAAGTGCAGGTTTATTCAGGTGGCGTTGTCATTTTCACTGGATGGGTGCAGAACTGGGATTTCACTAATGACGAAAAGGGATTGGATGCAAGGGCTTCACTAATGGCTACCGATGGCCTGGGTGTTTTAGCCAAAGCTAACTTCAATCCGACTTTGATCACAGCAGCAAATACTGCAGGTCAGTTGCCTACGCCAAGGATTGCTTCAGCGACTGCTATTTGGGGTTCAACAGCAATTAGTATTTCTATGGCAGGAAGTGCAGGCAAAACCCCTTTGATTGGGGATACGCTTACTCAAGATCAGACTGTGCTTTCTTATTTGCAGAATGTTGCTAGAACTGAACCTGCAAATTTTTGGGGGACTAAAGATGGAAACGCTAAGTGGAGTGATCGCAGTCTTGGAACAACGACTTGGAATCCTTCTGCTTCTTTGAGCTATAACTATCACTTGACTGCCGGATTCTATAACGGAACTGCAACTGATTTATCTAACTGGATTCTTTCAACTGAAGGAACGCCTGTTGTAACGACTAACAGCCAGTATCCAGGCGAGTATGTTTTGGAATCTGTTTTGCTTGGATCAGAGCAAGGCCTGCAGTATCAGGAATATGATCCTGTGAAATATAAACCTAATACTGCTTATAGCGTGGCATTTTGGACTAATGCTGTTGATGTGAGTGCTGAAATACGCTTGATTTACAAGAATCCTGCAACTGGGGCTTATGTAACTAAAGCAACTGTCCCTTATGCCAATACTTTTAGCAATAACGCTTGGAAGCGTATTGTTATTGAGAATGTTACGACTTCCCTTGTATGCAACTATTTTGAGTTTTATGTTTCAGATCTAAATGGAACTTTTCAAATCAAAGATTTGATTATTTCTCCAACTTCTTCGGCTTCTAGCTTTTATTTTGATGGTGAGCGTTATCAGGAAACAACTTCTACTTATTTGAATGAACAGCAACGCCCTTATTCAGGGTGGGTCGGAACTGAACGCTTCTCTAATAGTGTTTATGCAGTAACAATCAAGGCAGGAACTGCAAGTGCCCCTGTTTCGGAGAACTTTGCAGATAACTATGGTCAGGCAACATTCTTTGAATCAGGAATCACAATTTCTGATTTACAAGTGCAATACGCTTCAGATCAGTTCTACAATCAAGTCAATGTTGTGAGAGCTTCAGGTGGAACTGCTTCTAAGCAAAGCACAGCCAGTCAAAGCCTTTATGGAATTAGAACTTACGCCCAAACAGATAACTTAGGAATTAGCCCTGCAAGATCTAGTGCAATGGCTTCAGAAATTTATGGTCAGTTCGGATCTCCAGACTATCTTCTAACTTCTATGGATGTTCAGATGGAAGCATTGGCAGGAACTGCTCAAGCCAGAGTGCAAGCCTTGGATTTGTATGATCTTGCAAGAGTAATTTTTAGGCCTTCAAGAACAGGGTCAGACATTGACAAGAAATACCAGATCATAAGTATCAAGCAAGACATTACGCCTGAAACTCACAAAGTTTCTTTCGGCTTGGCTGCCCTGGGTGCAGGCATGATTTTGAACTCAAGCTATTTAGGAATTTTGAATACTCAAAAGGTTGTCTAGCACCGTATAAACTAAAGACTTAGGAGAAGAAAATGACTTTGAAAACTTGGGCAATCGGAGATGTGCTTACGGCAGCCGATTTGAACACTTATGTTTCGCAACAGGTTGTCGGAACTTTTGGTTCTTCGGCAGTTCGCTC